TCTTCTTCCTCTTCTTCCTCTTCTTCCTCTTCTTCACCGCCTAAGCCTAGCTCAGAAGTGATACTAGCAATCATTTGCTCAAGGTTTGAAAGGCCATTTAGTATTTCTTCTTGTGAGGAGGGTTGGTCCAACTCAGGCTCTTCCATTTCTTCTTCTGGGGGCATTTCTTCTGCTGCATGATCTTCCATATCATGATCACCATCGCCATCTCTATCAACAGTATTATGAAGTCCTTCTTCGCTGTCATGATCCTTTTCGTGACGATCTAACTTACCATCACCATCGTAATCATTATCTTCGCCCGTATCCATAGGAGCCCCCTCTGGAGGCATATCCTCTTCAGGAGCCTCCTCACCGCCTTCCTGAGCAGCCAAAGCCTCTTGGTCCAAGGTCTCATCACTAGGGTACTCAGCGTCCATCTCAGCGGTGTCCTGAAGGCTTGCGATAAGATCTGATACAGATGCTAGGTCAGCAGCAACTCTTTTGAAGTCTACTTTGGTATACTTTCCTGCACTAAAGCCTTCTTCAATAAAATCACCATATCCTGCCTCTAAAAACATTTCAAAGATATAGTCATTTACATCAATACACTCGACACCTGATCGGCTCTTTAGGCACTTACCTGCTTCTGATAATACTTGTTTAAGGACGCTCCCTTTGGGAGCAAGTCTTGAGAGAGCTTCAAAAATAACGACTTGAGTATTAGCAAGACTCTTAAAGGAGGCTGGCTCTTGGAGGTTTCTAATGTTTACACCATACTTTTCGTTAATAGCTTCAATAAAAGCTTCTTTTACTTCTTTCTTTGTTTCAAAGATGTCAGAAGCAAACTTTTGAATATCCTTATCTGAAACTCCAATACCATCTACTTGGCCTAAGCAGTTGCTAAAAGTATTAAACAGACTCTTTTTAGAGGCGAGAGCAAGATAAGGAACATCTTGAAGGGCCTCTGATAAAGCAGCTATAGTAGCCTCGTTATCCTCAAAAATCATACTAGCAAGACGCTTAATAGATGGGTTAGTAGCCCAAATGGAATCGAATGATTTCTTAGACTCAAGAAGCTCTTTCTTTACTAACTCTTGGCGACAAATCATCTCGTAGATAGACTTACTTACTCCATCCTTTAGCGTATAGGATTTACTTTCTGATAAATCCTCGTAGGATAGTTTTCTAAAATCAAAAGCCTGAGCTACTGAGTTGGATAAGTTAACAGCATTTCTAATCTCTGGGACTGAGGTTACTTTGTCGATATTCTCTTTAAGGAAAGTTAGTAGTTGTGGGCTAACCTCTAAAAGGTTTTGGAACTCTACAGACTCTACAATCTTTTCTACATTACGCAACCGCTCTGTCTTCTCATGTAGCTTTTTCTGAATGGAGCCTAGTTTAACTCTACTCTCCCAAAGAGATAAGATATCAGAGAAAGAATCGTCAGCGGTTGAGTACTCTCCGAAGTGGATATTTTCAATAAAGTTGTTAATTTTTTCATTAACAAAAGTATCAAATTCAGTACCATCCTCAAACACGGAGGCTTCTTGTACTCTTACCTTTTTAATAGAAACGTCTGAGTCAATAGTGTATTGACCACTAATGACCTTGTTGCTTTCAGTAAGATAAGTTACTTGTGAGGTTGAGCTATCAATAGAGAATAAGGTTACATTCTCTCTTAGCGATCTACCTAGGCAGTCACCTAATTTTACAAGTAATGATATAGTCTTGTCCCTTTGTTCGAATAGTTTGTTAAACATAATACTCTCCAGTTTTTAAGAGGTTCTATCTTATATAGATTGATTTTTTAAAGTAGCTTGTGCTTTTGCTGTTGTTTTTTGATTATTCTAGAAATAACCTCTTTTTTTTCTTCTAGAACTATATTTTTGAGAGCTTCTAGACTTTCTATTTTACTCTCAACAGTTGGTGGTACATTTTCTGCTGGCTCCTGGCCTCCTGCTTCTCCGTATCCCGCTTCCCCACCTGGAGGAGGGCCTGCTGGAGGAGCGCCTGGGTTAGCAGGAGGCATCATTGCCTCTTGTTTTTTCATTTCATCTTCCATATCCTGTTCAAGCTCTTTTTTCATTTTCTCTATTTCGGAGTCGGTCAGGTCATAATATTCTCTATAAATCTCATCTTTAGAGAACAGACCAAGACCTTGAACGGCTTGAATAACTCTTGTCTTCTGCTCATCAATATCAAGCTTTCTTTTAGCTGACATATCAGAGGGCTCTGGAAGTTCAATTTTTAATCTTTTAATTTGTGCCGCTGGGAACCCTTTTAGTTGAAGGTGCCTTTTGGCAATATTTTCTAATCCAGTTTGGATATCAACTTGAACTCTTTGAATAGTTCTAGCAAACTTAACATCCAGTTGAGAGAGGTTTGCTTTTCTCTCTGGGGACTGATCCTTCTCTACAACGTAATCTTTTGGAATTTTTAGAGCGGCAAGAAGCTTATCTCTATAGTAGCGAACATCCTCAATCTCCCCTAGGTTAGTTGCCCCTGGAAGTGTTTCAATCTTTGTACCCCTACCATTCTTTGTAGGAACAAAGAAATCTTCATCCATAGACATGGGATTAAATCTAGAATCTACTGCGCCCCTCTGAGTGTTGTAGAATTTTTCCTTCTTAAACTTTTGCTTGATGCGCTCTATAAACATCTCAGCCTTACTAGTAGGAAGGTTGCCTGTGTCTACATAAAAGATTCTACGCTCTGGTGCTCTGGATAGACGATAAATCATCATAGCATCCTCCATCATCTTAAGAGAGCGGAAGATTCTGTGGCAAAGCGCCGCGATAGATTTGCCGTAAGGATAAAATACAGGATCGGATGTGTGTAGTCTAAAGTGAACAATTTGATTTTTGTCCAACTCAATATACTTTACTGGACGATTTTGATAAGACTGCCCAGCCTCGGTATACTGCATATTTTCCATATTAGGAATTTCTTGCAGGAATTTCTTTAGATATCCGTATTCGTTTTCTACTCTAAGAATCCAATTAGGGTTAAGAATTTTTATTTTCTTCAGACCTTCTTGGGGATTATTTATATCAAGAACAAGTTCGGTAAAACAGTCTCCATATTTTACTGTATTTCTAATGATATCCCAAAGAAACTTGTCCATTCTAAGAGTTTCAAAAAGGTCTTCAATCTCTTCTACAACCATGCTGTGCTCGGACTTAATTGTCCAACGCTCAGACCTAGTTCCTTTTTGCGTCGTATCATCAGCGTATATATCAAAGGCAGCTCCGATCTCTGGATATTCATCCATTTCCTCATACTCTTTGTATCTCTTTTTTCTATTAAGCTCTAGCTGAGGAAGGATAGGGTTTCTACTAATGCCTCCAACAGCGGGACCATCATCTACAGAGATATCTTTGATAACCTCAGTAGAGACCACGGTATCTCCTGTAGCTGGGAGAACGTGGCCTTTGTCTATTTCTTTTTGAGCAATTGATTGGGCTTTTGTAGCAAAGAATTTAGCGAAAAATCTACCTATTGGCCCTGTTGGGTTATAAAAAGATCCACTTCTGTTTTCTGTTCCACCAAAGGAAGTGTATCCGCTTTCGTTAAGTTCTTCTTGTTTTATTTTATCAACCATGTGTAGTCTTCCTCAGAAATACTTCCAAACGATGTTCTAACTTGTATATTATCTAGCTTCGCTGGCATAGGGGGCGCTTCGGCATTTCCTAAATTTGTTGCAAATTCCATAGGCATACTATCCAGTAAATATTTATAGGCGTGGATGGCTAGGGCTAAACTCATGATAAGATCATCATTGTGTCCTTTTTCTGCTTCTACTCTTCCTGTTTCTTTAATGATAAAGGTCATTAGCTCATCGCAAGTTCTAGTAGAGTTTATCTTTATTAAGTCGCGCCTAATAGACTCTTCCATCTGAGCTAGAATAATCTCTCTATTCTTAGCAGTTACTTGGAACCCAATCTCTCCTTTTTCATCGCACCATAAGTTTTCATACTCATAAATATTATACAGCCAATCAATTAAGTTATTTCCGATAGTATTCCTTTCACAAATAACGTGAGCTACATTATATAGCATTCCTTCAGAGGCTATGATCTGAGCAAAATCATTTATTGGTGTCCTATTAGAGTAGAACTCTGCAACTTGTTGCCCGTTGTACATATTAATAACATGGAAAGCAGAATAATCTCTATCTCTTCCCAACGAGGTATCGCACGCTATTAAGTATGAATAATGAGGTTGGGGGTCTTGCTAAACTCTCATCCTGTTATTATATTTTGTATAGTAGTCGTCACTGGTCTGTTTGGATACTTCTTTTAATATCTCACCTTCAATATAGGTATCACCAGTTCCGAGGAAAGAACATTCATATTCCTGAAGCCATTGCTTCGTAGGCATATTAGCTTTTGTTGTTTTTTCCCATTGGTGAATATCCAAACCCTTTTCTTTCATTGCCCCATAAAGATGCTCAAAGTCTGGATTATAACTATATTCTGGGTGCTCCTGCCATCGAATATCTATTGGGTGGAATGAGTTATTTCCATTAATAGCATTTTGATATACGTCATGATACCAGTTACCAATACCATTAACAGTAGACAATACGAATGCACGACCGCCAGTAGAAATAATGGGATAAACAGCAGCCCAGATAGTATCTATGTTTTCGATGAAAGCAGCCTCGTCAATAATAAGAAGAGAACCAGCAAGAGAACGTCCTGACTGCTTTCCAGATGGTCTAGACTTAATTACTGAGTTTGTTTTAAGTTTTAGAGTGTGTTTGTTATCTTCAATAATTCCAGGCTTTAAGAACTCAGGAAGCTCGTCATACATTAGTTTGATTCTTTCTAGAACTTCAGTAGACTCAGCATCACCTTTTGAAAGAATAACAACGGACTTGTGTTTCTGAAAAATAATTGTCCATAAGGAATATCCTGCTGCGATAGTGGTGCATCCTGCTTGTCTAAACTTTCTAAGAATATTGAATCTATACTCTTGAAGATCAGATAGAATTTTTTCCTGAAAGGGATATAACTTAAATGGAACCAAGCCCCTAACTGGGTGAGTTACCTTGATATAAGTACTAATAAAATATTCTGGATTTTCTTTGCACTTTTGAAATTCTTCAATTAATTTTTCTTTTTCCATAAATTATCCGACGTTCTGCTATATTATAGTATATGAATATATACGCTGCTATCTGTACTAGATCAAGAGAAAAAGTAACACAAACAACAAATAACCTTCTTACTTATTTAGCTGGGTGTGGAATTAAAGTATATCTAATGGCTAATCAGTCATCTCTTTTTTCTGCATATCAAAGAGCATATACACAAATAAACCCAAACCCTGAAGATATTATTATATTCTGCCACGACGATATAGAAATCAGAGAAGACCCCGAAGTTTTTAAGAAGAAACTCATAGACTCTCTAGAATCCACCGCTGTAGGCTTTGTAGGCCCCGCTGGAACGACTTGTCTCAGCCCTGATGCAGTATGGTGGAACACGGACAACTGGAGAGCAGGCAAGCACAGAGGCCGTGTGACGCACCTTGATAAGCTTAACAAGGAATACACCTCCCCTTATGGCCCAGTAGGAGAAGTAATAGTCTTAGATGGACTATTTTTAGCTACCAAGCCGAATGTAATAAAAGAAGTTGGACTAGAGAAGCCCGAATTTTTTGAAGGGGAGTGGGATTTCTATGATATTTACTACACCACGCGAGCGCACGAAAAAGGTTTCACTAATTACGTCATAGATTTGAACATTTTACACAATTCTAGAGGCGAATTAGTGGGCAGAGAGTCTTGGCATAAAAATAGAGAGGCATTTATTAAAAATAATGACCTCCCTATTGAACTAAAAGACTAGTTTACAGCTTCTTCCGAGATTTTTTCTTCTTTTTTGTAGCTGGTTTCTCAACTATTTCAAGAACTTCCTCGATTTTTTCAGAAACTTCCTCAACTACAGGAGCAGGAGCATCAGAAATACCTAATTTTGCTCGAAGAATTCGTGCGTGACCAGAATTTTTTGGTAATCTAGCTAGTCTAGCCTCAGCGATTTGTCTATTTCTTTCTTTTGGGTCCATTTTAAACTCTTTCCTAATTTTTTTACTGTTTCCTTAGTGAAGAAATTGCGTAAACTTCGCTTCTCATCTCTAAGTTTATCAAAGTATCTAGGATCTTTGTTCCTAAACCCTTTGTTTCTTTTACGCACTAGCGGCTATTTGGCATTGGATTAGCGTCCCGACCAGCAGATTGATTATCTGCTTGCTCTTCTTCAGCCTCCAGACGTCTTGCGATAGCAGAAGCTTTCTTGAGCCTTGCTGCACGCTTAGGATCTATAGATCCAG